GTATTTGATAATCCTGATGTACCAGCAGTACCTGAAGTTCCAGCTGTTGAAGCTGTTCCTGATGTACCAGCTGTACCACTTTCACCCGATGTACCTGATGTACCTGAAGTTCCTGATGTAGATGATTCTCCAGATTCACCTGATAACCCAGAAACACCACTTGTTCCTGATGTTCCACTTGTTCCAGCAGTTGATGATGTACCACTTGTTCCCGCAGTTCCACTTCTACCAGATGTACCAGCTGTACCAGATGTTCCAGCAGTTCCTGAAACACCACTTGTTCCTGAAGTTCCGCTTGTTCCAGCTGTTGATGATGTACCACTTGTTCCCGCAGTTCCACTTCTACCTGAAGTACCAGCAGTACCAGATGTTCCCGCTGTACTACTTTCACCTGATGTACCCGCAGTTCCTGATGTACCAGCAGTTGAAGCTGTTCCTGATGTACCAGCTGTACCAGAGATACCTGAAGTTCCAGATGTACCACTTGTACCAGCAGTTGATGAAGTTCCACTTGTTCCAGATGTACCACTTGTTCCCGCTGTTGAAGCAGTTCCACTTGTTCCAGCTGTACCACTTATTCCTGATGTACCCGCAGTCCCTGAAGTTCCCGCTGTTGACGCTGTCCCCGAAGTTCCAGCTGTTCCTGAAGTACCAGCAGTTGATGATGTACCACTTGTTCCAGCTGTTCCGCTTATTCCTGAAGTACCCGCTGTTCCGCTTGTACCAGCAGTTGATGAAGTTCCACTTGTTCCAGCTGTTCCGCTTATTCCTGAAGTACCAACAGTACCTGATGTTCCAGCTGTTGAAGCTGTACCACTTGTTCCCGCAGTTCCTGAGATACCCGCAGTTCCAGATGTTCCTGAAGTACCAGTAGTCCCTGATGTACCCGCAGTACCTGATGTATTTGATGTACCTGATGTACCTGCTGTTCCTGAGATACCGCTTGTTCCAGCTGTTCCAGATGTTCCAGCTGTTGATGATGTTCCTGATGTTCCAGCAGTTCCTGAAATACCACTTGTTCCAGCTGTACCTGATGTTCCAGCAGTTGAAGCGGTACCTGATGTACCAGCTGTTCCTGAAGTTCCAGCTGTACCACTTATACCTGAAGTTCCCGCAGTACCAGAAGTGCCAGCTGATCCAGCGGTACCAGAAGTACCTGAAGTATTTGATAAACCTGATGTACCCGCTGTTCCTGATATACCACTTGTGCCAGCAGTACCAGAAGTACCCGATGTATTTGATTCCCCACTTGTACCAGCTGTACCTGATGTTGATGATGTTCCACTTGTTCCAGCAGTACCACTTCTACCACTTGTTCCAGCAGTACCAGAAGTACCCGATGTATTTGATAAACCTGATGTACCAGCTGTTCCTGAAGTTGATGATGTTCCACTTGTTCCCGCAGTTCCACTTATTCCTGATGTTCCAGCCGTTCCACTTGTACCAGCAGTTGATGAAGTTCCACTTGTACCAGCAGTACCTGAAGTTCCTGATGTTGATGAAGTTCCACTTGTTCCAGCAGTACCACTTCTACCACTTGTTCCCGCAGTTCCACTTGTACCAGCAGTTGATGAAGTACCAGCAGTACCTGATGTTTCACTTATCCCTGAAGTTCCCGCAGTACCACTTGTACCAGCAGTTGATGAAGTACCAGAAGTACCCGCAGTACCAGATAATCCACTTGTTCCAGCAGTACCCGAAGTACCAGCAGTACCTGATGTTGATGATGTACCACTTGTTCCAGCAGTACCACTTATTCCTGATGTACCCGCAGTTCCAGATGTTCCCGATGTTGAAGCGGTTCCACTTGTTCCTGAAGTTCCAGCAGTTCCTGATGTTGATGATGTACCACTTGTTCCAGCAGTTCCTGAAACACCACTTGTTCCAGCTGTTCCAGATGTTCCAGAAGTTGATGCTGTTCCTGATGTTCCAGCTGTACCACTTAAACCTGAAGTACCAGAAGTACCAGCAGTTCCTGAAGTTGAAGCTGTACCTGATGTACCCGCAGTTCCTGAGATACCTGAAGTTCCAGCTGTTCCTGATGTTCCAGATGTATTTGATAAACCTGATGTACCCGCGGTTCCTGAAATACCACTTGTTCCAGCAGTACCTGATGTTCCAGCAGTACCAGATGTTGATGAAGTTCCCGAGGTACCAGCAGTTCCACTTATTCCTGATGTTCCAGCAGTTCCTGATGTTCCAGATGTATTTGATAACCCTGAAGTTCCCGCAGTACCAGATGTTGATGATGTACCAGAAGTACCCGCAGTACCCGAAGTTCCAGAAATACCTGATGTACCAGCAGTTCCAGAAATACCTGAAGTTCCCGCAGTACCACTTGTTCCCGCTGTTGAAGCAGTTCCTGATGTACCAGCAGTTCCCGATTCTCCTGATGTACCAGCTGTTCCTGAAGTACCACTTATTCCTGAAGTACCAGAAGTGCCTGATGTATTTGATAATCCACTTGTCCCAGCTGTTCCCGAAGTTCCAGCAGTTGATGATGTTCCCGCAGTTCCCGCTGTACCACTTTCACCTGATGTACCAGCAGTTCCTGAAGTACCTGATGTTGAAGCAGTTCCAGAAGTTCCTGAAATACCCGAAGTTCCGCTTGTTCCAGCAGTACCTGAAGTATTTGATAACCCTGATGTACCAGCAGTTCCTGAGATACCTGAAGTTCCCGCTGTACCAGATGTACCCGCTGACCCAGCTGTTCCTGAAGTTCCTGATGTATTTGATAACCCTGATGTACCAGCAGTTCCACTTATTCCCGATGTTCCCGCAGTACCTGATGTACCAGCAGTAGATGAAGTACCTGATGTACCAGCAGTACCCGAAGTTGATGATGTACCTGATGTACCAGCAGTCCCAGAAACACCACTTGTACCAGCTGTACCAGAAGTTCCTGATGTATTTGATAAACCTGATGTACCAGCTGTACCAGAGATACCTGATGTACCAGCTGTACCACTTGTTCCCGCAGTTGATGCCGTACCTGATGTACCAGCAGTTCCCGATTCTCCTGAAGTTCCAGATGTACCACTTGTTCCCGCAGTTGATGCTGTACCCGATGTTCCCGCAGTACCACTTATTCCTGATGTACCAGCAGTCCCTGAAGTTCCCGCAGTTGATGCTGTACCCGATGTTCCCGCAGTACCACTTATTCCACTTGTTCCCGCAGTACCTGATGTTCCACTTGTTCCCGCAGTTCCACTTATTCCTGATGTACCAGCTGTACCCGATAATCCACTTGTTCCCGCAGTTCCACTTGTTCCAGCTGTTGATGCAGTTCCTGATGTTCCCGCTGTGCCTGAGATACCTGAAGTACCCGCAGTACCACTTGTTCCTGAAGTATTTGATTCTCCACTTGTTCCAGCCGTTCCACTTATTCCTGATGTTCCCGCAGTGCCAGAAGTACCTGAAGTATTTGATTCCCCACTTGTTCCAGCTGTACCAGAGATACCTGAAGTTCCAGCTGTTCCTGAAGTTCCAGCAGTTGAAGCTGTACCCGAGGTACCAGCGGTACCTGAAATACCTGATGTTCCCGCTGTTCCAGAAGTACCAGCAGTACCAGAAGTATTTGATTCTCCACTTGTTCCAGCGGTTCCACTTTCACCTGATGTTCCAGCAGTACCACTTGTTCCAGCAGTACCACTTTCACCTGAAGTACCAGCTGTTCCAGAAGTACCAGCTGTTCCTGATGTTTCACTTTCACCTGATGTTCCAGCCGTACCACTTGTTCCAGCAGTACCACTTTCACCTGAAGTACCAGCTGTTCCTGATGTTCCAGATGTATTTGATTCTCCACTTGTTCCAGCTGTACCCGATGTTCCACTTATTCCCGAAGTCCCTGATGTTCCCGATGTTCCACTTATTCCCGATGTACCCGCTGTACCCGATGTATTTGATTCCCCACTTGTTCCAGCTGTACCAGAGATACCTGAAGTTCCAGCTGTTCCTGAAGTACCCGCAGTTCCTGAAGTTTCACTTATCCCTGATGTTCCACTTTCACCTGATGTTCCAGAGGTACCTGAGGTTCCAGATGTATCACTTTCACCCGAAGTACCAGCCGTTCCTGAAATACCACTTGTTCCAGCTGTACCAGCAGTACCAGAAGTATTTGATTCTCCACTTGTTCCAGCGGTTCCACTTTCACCTGAAGTGCCCGAAGTACCACTTGTTCCAGCCGTACCACTTATTCCTGAAGTACCCGCTGTTCCTGATATACCACTTGTACCAACTGTACCTGATGTTCCTGATTCACCCGATGTACCTGAAGTACCTGATGTTCCTGATTCTCCAGATTCACCTGATAACCCAGAAACACCACTTGTTCCTGATGTTCCACTTGTTCCAGATTCGCCTGAAGTGCCAGACTCACCACTTGTTCCTGATGTACCTGATGTACCTGTTGTTCCTGATTCACCCGATGTACCTGATGTCCCAGCAGTTCCTGATTCTCCACTTGTTCCAGATTCACCTGATGTACCAGAAGTACCCGTTGTTCCACTTTCACCTGATGTACCACTTGTACCAGCTGTACCACTTATTCCTGAAGTTCCAGCAGTTCCTGATGTACCGCTTGTTCCAGATTCACCACTTGTTCCAGATTCACCACTTGTTCCAGCCGTACCAGAAGTACCTGATGTTGATGAAGTTCCTGATGTACCACTTGATCCTGATTCACCAGAACTACCTGATGTTCCCGATGTACCACTTTGAGCTGATATTCCACTAACACCACCAATACCTGAAGTACCTGAAGTTCCACTTGTTCCAGCAGTTCCTGATTCTCCTGATGTACCACTTGTTCCAGCAGTTCCTGATTCTCCTGAAGTTCCACTTGTTCCAGCAGTTCCTGATTCTCCTGAAGTTCCACTTGTTCCAGCTGTACCAGCAGTTCCTGATTCTCCTGATGTACCACTTGTTCCTGATGTACCTGAGGTACCAGATTCTCCACTTGTTCCATTTGTTCCAGAAGTACCCGACTCACCACTTGTTCCTGATGTACCTGAGGTACCAGACTCTCCGCTTGTACCTGATTCCCCACTTGTTCCTGATTCCCCACTTGTTCCTGAAGTACCAGAAGTTCCAGATTCTCCTGACGTTCCCGATTCACCTGATGTTCCAGACGTACCTGTTGTTCCAGACTCGCCTGATGTTCCAGACGTACCCGATGTATTTGATTCTCCACTTGTTCCAGCAGTTCCAGACGTACCTGTTGTTCCAGACTCGCCTGAAGTACCTGATGTATTTGATTCTCCACTTGTTCCAGCCGTTCCACTTGTTCCTGATGTACCACTTTCACCCGATGTACCTGATGTCCCAGCAGTTCCTGATTCTCCACTTGTTCCTGATTCTCCACTTGTTCCAGATTCACCTGATGTACCAGAAGTACCCGTTGTTCCACTTTCTCCACTTGTTCCAGATTCTCCTGACGTTCCCGATTCACCTGATGTTCCAGACGTACCTGTTGTTCCAGACTCGCCTGATGTTCCAGATTCACCACTTGTTCCAGATTCTCCTGAAGTACCTGAAGTACCTGTTGTTCCTGATTCACCTGAAGTTCCAGACTCACCTGACGTACCTGAAGTACCTGTTGTTCCACTTTCTCCGCTTGTTCCAGACGTACCTGTTGTTCCAGACTCGCCTGATGTTCCAGATTCACCACTTGTTCCAGACGTACCTGTTGTTCCAGATTCTCCTGATGTTCCAGAAGTACCCGCTGTACCACTTTCACCTGAAGTTCCAGACTCACCTGACGTACCTGAAGTACCTGTTGTTCCACTTTCTCCGCTTGTTCCAGATTCACCACTTGTTCCAGATTCTCCTGAAGTACCTGAAGTACCTGTTGTTCCAGATTCTCCTGAAGTACCTGAAGTACCTGATGTATTTGATTCTCCACTTGTTCCAGACTCACCACTTGTTCCAGCCGTACCAGCTGTACCTGATGTACCAGCAGTTCCCGATTCTCCACTTGTCCCAGATGTACCTGTTGTACCTGATTCTCCTGATGTACCACTTGTTCCAGTAGTTCCTGATGTATTTGATTCTCCACTTGTTCCAGAAGTACCTGTTGTTCCAGATTCACCTGAAGTTCCTGATGTACCTGAGGTACCAGACTCTCCGCTTGTACCAGACTCCCCTGAAGTTCCAGCAGTACCACTTGTTCCAACTGTACCCGAAGTTCCACTTTCACCCGAAGTTCCTGATGTACCTGAGGTACCAGACTCCCCTGAAGTTCCAGCAGTACCACTTGTACCACTTTCACCCGAAGTTCCCGATTCACCTGATGTTCCTGATGTACCACTTTCACCCGATGTTCCTGATTCTCCACTTGTTCCAGCTGTACCAGAAGTGCCCGATTCTCCTGAAGTTCCAGACTCACCTGACGTACCTGAAGTACCTGTTGTTCCACTTTCTCCACTTGTTCCCGATTCTCCTGATGTTCCAGAAGTACCCGCTGTACCACTTTCACCTGAAGTTCCAGATGTGCCCGTTGTTCCTGATTCACCTGAAGTTCCAGATTCACCACTTGTTCCAGATTCTCCTGAAGTACCTGAAGTACCTGTTGTTCCACTTTCACCTGAAGTTCCAGATTCACCACTTGTTCCCGATTCTCCTGATGTTCCAGAAGTACCCGCTGTACCACTTTCACCTGAAGTTCCAGATTCACCACTTGTTCCCGATTCTCCTGATGTTCCAGAAGTACCCGCTGTACCACTTTCACCTGAAGTTCCAGATTCACCTGAAGTACCTGAAGTACCTGTTGTTCCAGATTCACCTGAAGTTCCAGATTCACCTGAAGTTCCAGAAGTACCCGCTGTACCACTTTCACCTGAAGTTCCAGATTCACCACTTGTTCCCGATTCTCCTGATGTTCCAGAAGTACCTGTTGTTCCAGATTCACCACTTGTTCCCGATTCTCCTGATGTTCCAGAAGTACCTGTTGTTCCAGATTCACCTGAAGTTCCAGATTCACCTGAAGTACCTGAAGTACCTGTTGTTCCAGATTCACCTGAAGTTCCAGACTCACCTGAAGTTCCAGATGTGCCCGTTGTTCCAGATTCACCTGAAGTTCCAGACTCACCTGAAGTTCCAGATGTGCCCGTTGTTCCTGATTCACCTGAAGTTCCAGATTCACCACTTGTACCACTTTCACCTGATGTTCCAGACTCCCCTGATGTACCACTTGTCCCAGTGGTGCCACTTATTCCTGATGTACCACTTTCACCTGAAGTTCCAGACTCACCTGAAGTTCCAGAAGTACCTGCTGTACCACTTTCACCTGAAGTTCCCGCTGTACCTGATGTATTTGATAAACCTGACGTACCCGCAGTGCCGCTTTCGCCTGAGGTACCCGCTGTACCACTTTCACCTGAAGTTCCAGAAGTACCCGCCGTTCCACTTTCACCTGATGTTCCAGACTCACCCGAAGTTCCCGATTCACCTGATGTTCCAGAAGTACCTGATGTTCCTGATTCTCCAGATTCACCTGATAAACCTGAAACACCACTTGTTCCAGATGTACCACTTGTTCCAGATTCCCCACTTGTTCCAGATTCACCCGATGTACCAGATTCTCCTGACGTTCCAGCAGTACCCGAAGTTCCAGCAGTACCCGAAGTTCCCGCAGTTCCACTTTCACCTGAAGTACCTGATGTACCACTTTCACCTGATGTTCCTAATTCTCCACTTGTTCCCGCAGTTCCACTTGTCCCAGAGGTACCTGTTGTTCCAGATTCCCCGCTTGTTCCCGCTGTACCACTTATTCCACTTGTTCCAGCTGTTCCAGATTCCCCACTTGTTCCTGACGTACCTGATTCTCCTGACGTACCCGCTGTACCCGAAGTTCCAGATTCACCTGACGTACCCGATTCTCCTGAAGTACCGCTCTCTCCTGATGTACCTGACGTACCAGCTGTTCCCGATTCTCCTGATGTACCAGCTGTACCACTTGTGCCTGATTCACCACTTGTGCCTGATTCACCACTTGTGCCTGATTCACCACTTGTTCCAGCAGTACCTGATGTACCCGATGTATTTGATTCCCCACTTGTTCCAGCAGTACCTGATGTACCACTTTCACCTGAAGTTCCCGATTCTCCACTTGTTCCCGATTCTCCACTTGTTCCCGATTCCCCACTTGTTCCAGCAGTACCTGATGTACCACTTTCACCTGAAGTTCCCGATTCTCCACTTGTTCCAGACTCTCCACTTGTTCCTGATTCCCCACTTGTTCCTGATGTACCTGATGTACCAGATTCTCCTGACGTTCCCGCTGTGCCACTTGTTCCAGATTCTCCACTTGTTCCCGATTCTCCTGAGGTACCGCCCTCTCCTGAAGTTCCAGACTCACCAGAAGTACCCGCTGTTCCAGCAGTACCTGATGTTCCAGAAGTACCCGATGTTCCAGATTCTCCTGAGGTACCCGATTCTCCTGAAGTTCCGTTCTCTCCTGATGTACCTGATGTTCCACTTGTACCCGATTCCCCCGAAGTTCCAGAAGTACCTGATGTTCCAGAAGTTCCCGATGTTCCAGTTGTTCCCGATTCTCCTGATGTACCATTTTCTCCTGATGTACCCGATGTACCTGAAGTTCCCGAGGTATTTGATTCCCCGCTTGTTCCCGCTGTTCCTGAAGTTCCAGACTCGCCACTTGTACCCGATTCCCCCGAAGTTCCAGATTCACCACTTGTTCCAGATTCACCCGATGTACCACTTGTTCCAGTAGTTCCAGCAGTACCTGAAGTACCCGATTCACCTGAAGTACCCGATTCACCTGATGTACCACTTTCACCCGATGTTCCAGACTCACCACTTGTTCCAGATGTTCCAGCAGACCCTGAAGTTCCACTTGTTCCAGCAGTTCCTGAAGTTCCAGATTCACCTGATGTTCCACTTTCACCTGAAGTTCCAGATTCACCACTTGTTCCATTTGTTCCAGCAGTACCTGAAGTTCCACTTGTCCCAGAAGTACCCGCTGTGCCAGCAGTACCTGATGTACCTGATTCGCCAGATGTGCCAGACTCTCCTGATGTGGCAGATTCTCCAGAAGTTCCACTTGTCCCCACAGTTCCACTTGTCCCAGAAGTACCCGCTGTGCCAGCAGTACCTGATGTGCCCGATTCCCCCGATGTGCCATTTTCACCCGATGTACCATTTTCTCCTGATGTACCCGATGTACCTGATGTGCCAGCTGTACCCGATGTACCCGCTGTTCCACTAGTATTTGAGATCCCTGAAGTACCGCTCGTTCCTGAACTACCAGCTGTACCAGATGTTCCAGAAGTACTTGGTAACACCATGTACTTGTCAATTCTTTTTGCTACCACTATAACAGATGGTGCTGCTGGGTATACTGGTGAACCAGATGCCCCTAATGATGTTATTTGTACATGTATATTAGTTGAGTAAAACACAAACTCAACATAATCATTTGCTTGTAAATTAAATTGATATGCAACAAATGGTAAATGGTATGCACCATTACCAGACATTGTGATGGTTGAACTTGTTCTTGGTTCATCATTACCATTTATACGGGCCCAAATAATAATATCTGTCCCATTTGCATTTTGTGTCGCTTCTATTTGAGCAGAATACCCTATTTCGTAAACACCCGCTTTATCAACTGTTATTTCTGTTCCATTTTGAACAGAAATTTCATTTGCTACTTCAGTTGTATTATATGACCATGTAGTTGGTATTGCAGCACCGCTGATATCAACTTGTATAGATTGTGTTGTTGAATCACTAAATGATCCGTATGAATTATCACCTAACCATGATGTACCACTTGTTCCTGATTCACCTGAAGTACCTGATGTACCACTTTCACCTGATGTACCACTTGTTCCCGATTCACCACTTGTGCCACTTGTTCCAGACTCACCTGATGTACCACTTGTACCAGCTGTACCCGAGGTTCCACTTGTTACAGAAGTTGCTGGTATCCAGTTTACACCATCATATAAAATATATAAAACGCCATCAACGTCATTAAACCACAAAGCCCCCTGAGTTAAACCAGTGGGCGTTGTTGATGAAATAGTTGCACCAGGATTTATTTGTGTATAAGTGTACTCACCAGTTGTCGGATTATATGTGACAATGTATTCTGGTGTTACAGCTGAGTTTAATGTTTTATTAACCCAGTTTGTACCATCATAAACTAAAATTTGACCAGCGGTTCCGCCAGTTGTTATTACTACATCCGTTAAGTCATTTAAACCTAAATTTATTATTGCATCATTTAGGTTTTGAAAGTTTGCATCTAATTCACCAAACGTAAGTGGACGTTGAAGTGCACATCTTAAATATATTACTGCCATTTATTATCGAAAATTTAAACTATCTATAAATAGTCTAAATTTCGATAATGTCTACCCTAATTTCACAATTATTTTATCTTTTTTCGTATCATATGATATGTTAAAGATACCCTCTTGTGGCATGTTATGTATTAATAGTTCTTCTGATATTGGATCTTCAATGTATTTTTGAATGGTTCTATTTAATTCTCTAGCACCATATTTTTTATCATAACCAAGTTCAGCTAATTTTTCTTTTGCTTGTTTTGTTATTTTAAAACTATAATTTGATTCGGCTAATCTTTCACCCAAATCGTTTAATTGAATGTCGATTATTTTTAAAATATCATCTTTATTTAGGTAATTAAAATAAACTAATTCATCCAAACGATTTAAAAATTCTGGTTTGAAAAATTTACGTAAACTTTTTTCAATAATATCTTGTGCGGATTTTGTTGGATCCTCATCGGTTGAAAATCCTATTTTGGTACCAAAATCTTGCACATCTTTCAACCCAATATTGGATGTCATAATGATAATGGTATTTTTAAAATTAATTTTTCTACCACTACCATCTGTTAAATGACCTTCATCTAACAATTGAAGAAGAACGTTAAAAATATCTGGATGCGCTTTTTCAATTTCATCAAACAACACCAATGAATATGGTTTGTTTTTTATTTTTTCAGTTAATTGCCCACCTTCATTATAACCAACATAACCTGGAGGGGCACCAATAAGTTTAGACACATTAAATTTTTCCCCATACTCGGACATATCAATTCTAATCAAAGCATCCTGACTACCAAAAATCTTTTCAGCCAAAACTTTTGCAAGTTCAGTTTTACCAACACCAGTTGGGCCTATAAATAAAAATGAACCGATGGGTTTATTTTGTTTTCTGATACCAGTTCTGTTTCTTTTTATTGCCGATGAAATTTTTTGAATGGCTTGATTTTGACCAATAACTGTATTTGACAATTCAGTATCAATTGTCAATAATTTTTTAATCTCGTTTTGAGAAATTTTACTGATCGGTATTCCAGTCATCATTGAAACAACTTCACATATCATTTCATCTGTTACGACCATTCTTTTATTGTCAATATTTTCCTTCCAAACCCTATTTTCTTTTTCCAATTCAGCACTTGTCTTTTTTTCAAGATCCCGTAAATCAGCGGCCAACTCAAATTTTTGGCTTTTTACGACTTCCTGTTTTCGTTTTTTAATTTCTTTGATTTCATTTTCGAGTTCCTTAATTTTTTGTGGTGGTTTTATACTAACCTGTGTACGCGAACCAGCCTCATCAAGAATATCAATCGCTTTATCAGGGAACTCACGATTTGTTATATAACGATCAGCAAGTCTTATAATTTCAATAATGGCATCATCGGTGTACTCAACTTTATGAAAATCTTCATAACGACCTCTGATGTTCATTAAAATTTCTTTTGTTTGTTCCAAAGTTGGTGGGTTAACCATTACTTTTTGAAATCTTCTATCAAGAGCCCCATCTTTTTCAATATGCTCACGATATTCATCCAAGGTTGTTGCACCAATACACTGAACTTCACCACGAGCCAATGCGGGTTTAAATACGTTTGCGGCATCTAAAGCACCAGATGAATTACCAGCGCCAACCAAAGTATGTAATTCATCAACAAATAAAATAATATTTGGGTTTTCCCTTACTTCCTCCAATAACGCTTTAATTCTCTCCTCAAATTGACCACGATATTTTGTACCAGCAACAAGTGATGTTAAATCTAAAGTAACCAATCTTTTATTTTGTAATGGTCTTGGGCATTCATTCATCGCAATTTTAATTGCAAGCCCCTCCGCAATAGCTGTTTTACCAACACCTGGATCACCAATTAAAACTGGGTTGTTTTTCTTTCTTCTGGTCAAAATTTGCGCAACTCGCTCAACTTCTTCATCACGGCCAATAACAGGGTCTAATTTACCCTCTGTTGCTAATGACGTTAAATCCCTACTAAAATTATCTAATATAGGTGTCTTTGATTTAACTCTGGATGTTTGACCATCATTATTGCCACCTCGTTTATTACCATCATCTTCATTTTCCTTAAAATAAGTTGATGACACATTTAACTGTTTCAGCTTTCTTTGTATGTATGTTTTTGAAATACCGTAATCTTTCATTAATTTTATTACAGATATGTCAATATCAAAAGACAATGTAAAAAACAATTCTGGTGTAATGAAATCATCTTTTTTCTTGTTTTTAGTACACAACTTCAATATTTCCTGTAATTCAGGTTCAAATGTGAGAATCGACTCTGAATTAATCGTATTGTCATTTTCAGATTGTTTTTTATTAAAGTTTTCGATGTCCTGAACCAACAGGTCAAAATCTTTAACTTTTTCTTTTAAAATCTCATGAATTATATTATCCGATACGAGTATACCATATAATATATGCTCAATTCGAAGCTTTGGATCTTTGTAGTTTACAGCACTATCTCTACCAATAGTGAATGCTTTTCTTAATTCGTTTGACATTTTTTCGCCCATAGTCTTTAATAATGTTTTTGCAAATTTAAGTAAAAACTTGACACAATCAAAGACTTTACCTAAATTTATCAAAAATAAATATCAATGGACACAATTATAATAAATTTAAGGAACGGTTCGGTAAAAACTTATACAGATGTCTACAATACAATTCTAAGCGGTAGTCATTTAGTTATCATAACCAAAAAAACAGATCAAGTTGATGGTGAAGTGTTTGTTTATACGACAAATGAAGTTTTAGATTTAAAGGAAATTTTAAATTATACAATAAAAATAAAAAGTAAAAAATATGGTGAAGAGTAAAAATTACGAAGGAACAAAGGTTATTTGTGAATACGATAGCTCAAATCTAAAAAAAGCGTCATACGATACATTAACCAAAAAATTAAGTGTAACGTTTAATAATGAGGTTGTTTATGAGTATGATGATGTTCCTCATGAAACATTTTCGGCTTTAAATTTATCGGAAAGTCAGGGAAAATATTTTAACCAAAATATAGCTAAAAAATTTACATACAAAAAAATATAGGGAACTTTGGTGGTATTTATAAGTAAAAAACACGCATGCCACCAGTAATTAAAAATAGTTCAGTAGAAGAATCTTCTTCGATAACCAGACATAATTTAACATTAGGCGCTAATAACATAAGTTATGGGCCAACCAGTACGACTGGGTTTTATAATGGCATTGATGCGCCAATGGGTGGTTACGTAATATACAAAGCAACTGGTGCTGGTAAATTAAATATTTTTGTTGCAAATAATAATTCTGAGTTACTATCAATAGTAACGAGATTAAGAGGCACAGCAGTTTTTGGGGAGGTTGCTGACGCATTTAATTGGTTATACACTCAAAACGATTATTATATTATTAACACAGTTTTACCAGACATTGTAACAGATAACTTAGTTTTTTATGTGGATGCTGGTCATTTAAATAGCTATCCACAAAGTGGTAGTAGTTGGAGGACATTAACAGGATTTGTTGATGAAAGTGGTGTTTTATATAATTCACCAACATTTTCAACTGATTTTGGTGGTATTTTACAATTTAGTGATACAGCAACCCAATATGCAACTTTTCCCAACTTAGGTAGTTTAACTACATTTACAGTTGAAGCTTGGGTTAAAATAACAAAACCATTAACAGATAAAGTTTCATCCGTTGTCACTAACCAATTCGATGGTGAGGTATTAAATTTTAGTATTGGTACAAACGGTGCTCCGAGCAGTTATAAATTATGTGTTGGTTTTTTTGATGGGTTTGGGTGGCATAATACGGTGGGTATCGAACCGACATTGAATGAGTGGTATCATATTGTTGCAACATATGATGGAACAACATTAAATCAATATGTTAACGGTTCTTTGGATTCCACATTATCATATGGTGATATGACCCCAGAAAGTGGTGGTGAGGTGAGATTAATGAGAAGATGGGATGATGTCGCATCAGCTGGTAATTTAATTGATGGCCACTTAGGTGTTGTTAGAATATACAGTTCAGCGTTATCGGCTCAAGAAGTTTTATCAAATTATAACGCTGAAAGTAATAGATTTCCAGTAACTGGCGCAACAAATACCGCTGAATTTTATTACGACCCAGGTGATCCAGCGTCATATGCTGGTAGTGGAACTGCTTTAACAAATATAGGGACATTGGGTAATATAAGTGGAACGGCTGGTACTCTGAATGGGGTTTCTTATGATTCTAACACAAATAACGGTGTTTTTGATTTTGATGGTGGTTCTGATAGAATACAATTCAGCCAATATAATTTTGGTAATACCATAACTGTGAATGCTTGGGTTTATCCTAGAAACGAATATAGTATAAACTGTTTAATGTCAAATGCTGGGGCTAATACAGCAACAAATGGTTTTAAAATAAGTTGGAATAACTGGAACACAACAAATCTAACCATGAATTTTGAAGCGGGTAATGGTACCGCTGGTGGTACACAATCAACAGCGATAAATACAATTGTTGAAAGTCAGTGGCAAATGATAACCTACGTCTTTGATAAGGTAAACCAAACAATTAAGTTTTATAAAAATGGTGTTGAAATTGCCACCGCAAGTGGTGGTTCACCTGTCGCCAATATTAGTACAAATAACGCTAACTGGTGGATTGGGGCAATTGGCGGTAGTTCATATTTTATGAATGCGTTAATGGGTGAGTTTAAGATATGGAAATCATTAAGAAGTGGTTCTGAAGTTCTCAGTGAGTTCAATTCAAGTAAATCCAGATACAATCTTTAATTTGTTTTTTTAGTTTTTTTTGTTTATCATTGTTCAATGAACAATATAGACAAACAATATCAAAACCTACTCCAATCAATTTTGGATTACGGTGTAGAAAAAAAAGATCGAACTGGTACTGGGACTAAGAGTATTTTTGGTTACACGATACGTCACAACATGAAAGACGGGTTTCCTCTACTTACAACCAAGAAGATGCCGTTTAAGACAATCGCAACAGAACTTATATGGTTCTTACGAGGCGATACAAACATCAAGTTCCTTATAGACAATAGCTGTCATATTTGGGATGGAGATGCCTATAAGAACTATTTAATTGAAGATGCTAAAATCTTACCTAATATGTCAAAGGAAAAAAGGACTGAGTTAGGTTATAGATTAACACAAGAAGAATTCATCAACAGAATCAAAACAGATGATGAGTTTGCTAAGAAGTGGGGTGAGCTCGGGCCCGTGTATGGTAAGCAATGGAGAAGTTGGGAAGGAATTGAAATTAAGTATGATGAGTTTGGTAAAAATCACTATGAAGTTAAAACTAAATTAGTAGACCAAATCGCAAACCTAATCTCTGAACTCAAAACAAACCCAGACTCAAGACGATTAATGGTTAATGCTTGGAATGTAGGTGAATTAGACCAAATGGTTCTTCCACCTTGTCATTATGGATTTCAAGTATATACAAGAGAGTTGAGTCACGATGAAAGATTTGAAATTTACAAAAAAGTATGTGGTAGAGATTTACAACCACATATAAGTGGTATTAACTTCAAACAATTTCATTTTGACGAATACAGCGTTCCTAAACGAGCAATCTCACTAATGTGGAATCAACGTTCAGTAGATACATTCTTAGGTTTACCATTCAACATTGCTTCTTATGGTCTGTTATTAGAAATCATTGCAAAAGCGGTCAACATGGTTCCCGACCAGCTTATAGGAAATCTTGGTGATACACATCTGTATCTTAATCACCTGGATCAAGCTCAAGAACAGATTGGTAGGGAGTTAACTGACGAAGAAAGATATAATATTTGGTTCACCAATAATTATGAAACTGGTATGGAAAGGTATTTTGACCCAAATAATTTACCAGACTTCGATAATGAATATTATACACCAACACCAAAAAGAACAAGAGAGCCCTTTGAATTACCTAAATTGGTAATAAATAAAACCACATCTTTTTGGGATTCTTTTGATGTTAGTTTATTTGGTCATTTAGATAGTAATGATTTTACTTTAGAGAATTACCAATCACACCCAACAATTAAAGCACCGTTAAGCAATTAAATATGAAAATAAGAGTTTATGATGTTGGTTATCAAATATATTTGATACCATATTGCAAAGTAACATACACCAGGATATTAAATGGTGATTACGAATTTATCGTTGGGTGGTTAAATAAAGAAGTGGTTTTATCTTTTTAGGTTAAATAATCTATTTATAAATAAAATAGATATGACAAAACCAACAAAAGTTAAAGCAATCGGTGATGGTTATAATATCAGTGCCAATAATTACCCAAGTGTTTACTTGAGTGGAAGTCCTGTCGAATTCGTTGGATCTGAATCTGGCGGAGTTGACGTTGTTGGATCTTTCCAAGATAATAACTTACCAAATTGTTTATTTCAATTTGAATTTAACAACCCTTGGATTGGTGATCCATGGGCTGCTATCGGTACAGCTGTTGATGATAATGGTTGGGGTAATGATAGAACAAACTTTGATGTTAATGACGTTAAAGTTTTTCATTTAAAGTTTTATGACGGTGGTGATGATGGTGAGTATAACGATTTTTATGTGAGAGTAACTCGTGAAGAAGATACTGATACTAAAAATTTTACGATGGAAATCGGTTATTGGCCAAGTTAATAGTTAACAATCATAATCAAAAGAAAAATGGAACAAGAAATTAAACAGAAAACAATAGTTGATAACGAACCAAAACCTTGGTTTACAAAAAAATCAATAGAATTTATATCTAATAATATGGATAATACATATACTGTAATAGAATTTGGTGGTGGTTTATCTTCAATCTGGTGGGCCAAAAAATCAAAATTTACATTAACAGTTGAAGCTAACTATGAATGGGCAGCAAAGTTATTATTAGAATTCTCAAAATATCCAGAAGCTTTTGCTAAATGGCAATTAAAATTTGTTGCATCCGACTGGAACCCAACAATAGATTACCCCAAAAATTACTGGAAAAAAAACTATAATATCTTAACAGAAAAACTTATTTCTGATATGAGTGAACGTTATTTATCTATTGATTTTGATCCTAATATTATAGTTATTGATGGATCCATAAGACCAGCAAATATTGAAAAAGTTAATAATTATTTAGAATCAAATACCAGTGTTAAAATGATAGTTATTGATAATATGGAATCTCTTGGTAAATATACAATAAATATGTTTAACGAATTCAACCAATACAATTTTGTTGAAGATGATTTAACATTAATACCAGAACATCAAAATGGTAAGTGGTGTACATCAGTTTGGTTAAGGAAATAAAAATATTATATTATGAAATTATTTGATATAATAGTTGAGGTAATAGAAAGCTTTGAAGATTTCGCAAAAACCAGGATGACTGGTGCCGCAAAAATCTCCAACACCGCTAAAGAAAAAGGTGGATTAGCACTTCTTACTTGGCATCATTTTAAAGTTAAATTACCTTATTACAAAAAGGCTTCTGAGGGTAATTTTGATGTTGAGCAAGCCAAAAAAGAATTTAATGAAACATACAAAAAAATATCTTCTGACATGAACCAAATTGAATTTCAGAGAGAAGTTGGTCGTTTAGAAGTGTTAGGTGAATTAATAATTAGAAATAAAAAATAACATCCAAAGTATTTATTTGAAATGGATTCGATTATAAAAAGTTTTAAATTAAAAGATACATTAAGTCCAGAAATATGGGATAATGTAAAGTCTGGTTCAGCAAAATTAAAACCAGAAATAAGAAAAAATTTGCTACAAATTGCAAAAGATTTTGTCGATTCTTTTAAAATCGAATCATTAGAAATTGAAGATGTTTTATTCATAGGTAGTTTAGCCAATTACAATTGGTCTGATTATTCTGATATTGATTTGCACGTTATTCTAGATAAATCAAAACTTGGGGCCGATATGTCTATTGTTGATGAGTTGTTTGATGCCAAAAAAAGAGTTTATAATACAGCACATGACATAAAAATAAAAGGTTATGATGTCGAACTATACGCACAAGATGTCAATGAAAAATTAGAATCAAGTGCTGGTATGTATAGTGTTTTATATAACAAATGGATTTCTGAACCAACAAAAGAAAATTTGAATTTTGATAAAAAAAGTGTTTTGAATAAAGTAAAAGAATTCAACAGTACTTTAGCAAGTATTTCAAAAATGGGAGATGGGGAAGAAAAAATAGAAAAACTTAATTTACTTAAAGATAAAATTAAAAAGTACAGAAAAGGTGGTCTACAAATTGGTGGTGAGTACAGTAACGAAAATTTAGTTTTTAAATATTTAAGACGCTCTGGTTTTATGGAAGAATTGGGTAATTTAAAAGTAAAAACAAAAGATTCTTTACTATCTGTTGAAAATGCTGAACTTTAATAAAGTTGTTGATATTTATTATAAGAATAATTGACTAAAAATATTTATATTATGAGACCAGTAGGTTCAGAAAAAATACAAAACCCAGATGAAAAATTAGCCAGAATATTGGAAATTGCTGGTATTAAAAAGGATTCAATAACCGAGTCAAAACCATTATATGGTAAAATGGGTAACATTCTTCATGAAGCTGTTGCAGCTAATGGTACTGAATATGGTATCGTACAGGAAGAAAAACATGTTTATATTAAAGTAAAAAATAACAATGGTTATGAATATATCAGCGGTGTTGAGAATATTCATGAGCATTCTTATAAATCATACGCTGACGCACTCAAACACTTGAACTTGATGTTCAAACAAATTAATGAGAGTGTGGGCCAAAACGAAAACATTGACGTTTTAAAAAAAAAAGTCTAGATGAAAAGTATGTCTTAAAACTAAAGACACCTACGACTCAGTCAACACAAGATTTTACTGACACTAATTTTACGGAACCATCTGGTGAAACATCCGATGGTTCTACTGTTTCTACCGATCAGTCAACAGCTGATTTAGAAGCTGATTTGTTGGGTGGTAATACAGAGCAACCAGCTACTGATGGAACTGAAATGCCAGCCACCGATGGTACTGAAGCACCTGTTGATGGTACCGAACCAGCTACTGACGGAACCGAAATGCCAGCTGGTGATGAAGAGGATGAAGATCCAGTAAAAGCAATACAAAAATTAACTGGTAAATTAACACAAAAACTACGTGACGCTAATGAAAATTTAGAAGCGGAGGACATCAAATACACTTTAAATTCAATTATTTCAGCAACCGATATCAATAAATTAAGTGATGAAGATAAAACTGACATCATGAATAAAATTGAGGATAAAGATGAAGAAGGTGGTGAAACAACAGCGGCTCCAGCCGAAGAACCCATGGCTGAAAATGAAGATATGATGGGTGACGAACCAAAATTTTATGAAAATTTATTAAATGATAAAACAGTTAGTCATATTATTGATATGGCTGATTTATCATACGAGTTAAGACAAAACCCAGAAACAATAGCATTTGATTTTTGTGAAGCTGCTTATATTTTTACACATGATTATAATGATAATACCGAATTCATTAATAAATTAAAATCGTTATTGCGTGATAATCAATTTAAGGCAAGACCTAGTTTAAATTCCAAAGATGATTTGGAATATTTTGGTGATATGATTTATGATGCGTTGGTTAAACACACAAACGAACATAATGCTGAGGTTTTAGAATACAGTGCTTTAAACGAAAGAGTTTTAAGTATATTAGAAAAAGCCAGACAAAACGTAAAAAATAATATAAACAAATAAACAAAATAGTTAATATGCAAAGCAAAGAAAACATGCTTAACGAGGTTAACCAAATGAGAAGACAAATGGGTTTACCTTTATTGAGTGAATCAGATCTTATTTTAAAAGAAGTTGACCAATTATTAGAAGAAGGAACTTGGGAAAATGTTAAATACGCTTTATCTAAATTAGGTCGTTATAAAGCTGGTGGTAAAATTTTTGGTAAAACTCAAACCACAGCGTTAGCTAACAGTAAAATTGCTGATTTATTAGATAAAACAGCTAATGAAAAAATTAAAGCGCTAGATAAAAGCATAAGACAATCAAACCCAGAATTCCCAAATAACAAAAGTCAAGAAGAGTTCTTAAACACGGTTTTAGAAATTGCAACACTATATGATTCATTAGTTGCCGCAACTAAATTAAAGCCAAATGATAAAGGATTTTTACCCGTTGATGCCGCAAATGCAATCATCGAAGATTTAAGAGCGTATGCTCAAAAATATCTTGATGTTGATTTAACGGCAGCATTTAGTGTGTTTAATGAAAGTGAAGGATCTAATTGGTGTACACCAGAGTATGTTGAAGAAGATTGGGATTTTTATAGCGATCTCTATAAAATGGATGTTGGTGTAAGACCTAGAATGAGTCCAGAGGAACTTTGTGATTGGTTAAATACGAATTACAAATTAGAGGGTAATCAATTAATCAAAATTGGTGATGAATTAATTGGTGAAGCTGATGCTGATATTGAAGCAAAAAGAGCCAAGTTAGGTGCAAAATTTGCTGACACAAAAGCTGCGATTAAAAAAGGTGACTTAACTGCTTACAATACAGAAAGAATGAAAACCTTAAAGTCCTGGAGATTGCCAGCGGCGTTACTTGGTGCTGGTGCATCGTTTGGTGCTTTAAGTTGGTTAATTGAATATATTTTCCCACCAGAGAAAATAACAACAATGACACCAGAACAAATTAAAGAAACAACTCAAGAATTACTTGGTAATATAAAACCAGGTGAGGGTATGACTCAAATAATGAATAGAACTTTGGGTCTTAGCTTGAATCCGTCTTCAAATCCACAAGATGTTGTTGATGCTTTAAAAACATTGGGTGGTGGTAATGCACAAGCTGGTGTTGATATTATCACACAAGATGGTGGTATATTCAGAGATCCAGGCGCTGCTAAAGAAACGTTAAGCGCAATTGTAAAAAATCCAACAGAACACGGTACAACATTAAAACAAGTGTTTAGTGGTACTTGGGCTGGTACTGGTAGGATGGCTGGTGATACATTGGTTACAATCAGTGGTGGTAATCTTGTTGGTTTAGTAACAAAAGCTATTACAACTTGGGTTGCGAAAACAACTGTTGTGAAATCAGCAAAAGCTCTTATAGCGGCTCCAATCTTAAAAGGTTTGGGTGTTGCTTTAGCTGCTGGTGCTGCTGCTGTTGCATTGAGTAGATATAAAGGTAGAAAATCATCAAGAGCTCAAATATTAAATGACCTGGTTCAATATATTAGACCAGTTAAAGGTAACGAAGAAAACCCACCTGTTGTTGATGATGGTAATCAAGATGATGGTGGAAACCAAGAAAATCGTCAAAGGGGTGGTAATAATAAAATGTTGTATGATAATTTGAAAAAATACTTCCAAGACATTTTTAATTTTAAAGCGCAAACCAATACCGATACTTACGGACAAGGTGGTAGCGGTAATGCCCCAAAACAATATAGTGGTGGTGGACGTGTAACATCAAAAATCACACAACCTAATGATATTGATGATATCATAAAATTAATGGAAGAAGATCTTAATTTATATGAGGCTTTGAATGACATGGAAATGTTAGCAGAAGCTGATAATAGTTTAATGAGGTCGATTTCATCTAAAGGTGCAAATGTTGATACGAGTGATAAAGGTTTAGAGGATATCGGATTGAGTCAAAACCAATTAAAATTATTTAAAACGCATGTTATGCGTTTAAGTAATTTGATTAAAATGATTAAAGGTTTTAATAGTGGTGATAAGAATTTTAATAACTTACTAAATCAAGCAAAGTCAAACCCAATTTTCAATAAAATTGATAACGATACGGTTGTTGGTATTAACATCAACGAATTATTAAAATCGGATCCAAAAAGTTTAAAAATATTTGTTAGTGATTTTAACAAAGCGGTTTATGCCACTCAGTTTAAAAACGGTAATAATATCATGGATCAGCTTAAGAAAATTGGAATCAACAAATTATCTGAAGCTGCTGTAAGAACACCAGGAAAATCACAAGCAAATGCGGTTTACAATGCTAGAAGAGAATTTTTACAAAACTTCCCAAATCTAATAAAAAGTTTTTATGCAATTTTTTCATATTTAATTGATTTGGCCAAAAAGGGTCAATTAAATTCATCTGGTTCTGGTGGGCAAGGTCAAGGCGGAAATCAAGGTGGTGGAAACCAAGGTCAAGGTGGACAAGGCGGAAATCAAGGTGGAAACCAAGGTGGACAAGGCGGAAATCAAGGTGGAAACCAAGGTGGACAAGGCGGAAATCAAGGTGGAAATCAAGGTGGACAAGGCGGAAATCAAGGTGGAAATCAAGGTGGACAAGGTGGAAACCAAGGTCAAGGTGGACAAGCTAACGATGATTTTGCCGATTTAGGTTTTAGACGTAATCCTTTATATTTGGAAGAATCACTTGAACTTATGGAAATTATTGAAGCACATAATAATTTAAATACAATTATAGAAAATGTGTTGACAGAATTTGGTGAGAACCAACCAGAAATGGAACAAGGTAAAAAAGATGCTATCAAAAACAGTGATAGTGGTAAAATATTTACACAATTAGCTAAAGTTGTACCCGATTTAAGTACTAAAATTGCTAGTGAGTATAAATCAGCTTACGGTCAACAAATAAACCGCGTAAAATTATCTAATTTCCTACAAACCATACTAGGTTCGTTGGCGAATGTACCACAACAAAAAATGGTTCAATTAATTAATAGAGCTGATATGGATGTTACAGCATACAGAAGAATGTTACGTGATATTAAGACAGCTGAAGGTGGCCAACAACAAGGACAAGGTGGGGTTGGTGAGCCAGCTCCACAATTTAACCCTGGATCACCAGAAAAATTTATGCCAAACACAGTCGGTAATTATGATTTATCAAAAATTAATCAAGCGGCTAGAACAGCTTTGGCTCAAAAAGCCTCAGAGATTATTAGTAAAAACACTGATATGAAATTAGATTCTGAAAATATGATGACGGTAATGAAACAATTACTTGATGATATAAATAAGAACGGACAAAAACAAATACCAACAATTTAAAACATAAAAGGCCAGAAATTTCTGGCCTTTTTTATTTGGTTTTATCAAATTCTTTTATTACTTTTGTGTAAATAAATTACACATATGTTAATCGGTATTATAGGAAAAAAACGTTCAGGTAAAGACACATCTGGTGATTACCTTGTAAAAAACAAAAATTTTACTAAATATAGTTTCGCAAACCCAATAAAAAGGGGTGCTATGGAATTATTCGGTTTTACCGAAGAGCAAGTATTTGGGGACTTAAAAGATGTTGTCGACCCAACCTGGGGCATCACACCAAGACTTGTTTTACAGATTATGGGTACTGAGGTATTCCAATATGATATGCCAAAATACATACCAGAACTACAATCAATTGGAAGATCTTTTTGGGTTAAAAGATTTGAACAGTGGTATGAAACAAACAAGGAATTGGATGTTGTTATATGTGATGTGAGATTTCAACATGAGGTTGATGCCATACTAAAAATGGGTGGCGTTGTTTGGAAAGTAACAAGACCAAACTTAAATAATGGTGATGAACACGCATCTGAAAAAGAAATGGATTTAATTGAAGGCGTTACGACAATCATTAACAATGATGGTACCTTGGACGATCTTTACAATAAAATAGATATTTTGGTGAAGGATAGTGTCATCGCATAAAACAAACGTTGGCGAGTCTCTTGAAAGCATTTTAAGCTTATACGATTACAGATTACCATTTGTAGTCGCAGAATATGTTTGTCGTATTTATAAACCCAATATAGTTTGTGCCACACAAATTAATTATAAGATATTGTTCGCGAATTTTACTGAATATAGAAACAATATCAAATATGTTTTTAATAAAACCGTTGATGGTAACAAAGATGGTTATACGTTTATAAAATTAAACGGAGTTGAAATTGATATACCGATCGGTAAAGATGAAGAATTTATGCAAAAATATTCCAACATCATATTTAGTTCATCAGCTGATTGTGGTTTGGAATGGTTTGATGACGATGAATTACCAAATGAAAATACTGCTATTGATCGCGACAAATATATTGGTAAGTGTAAGTTAACTTTTTGATTACCACCTACCAGACAAATAGGTTAATAACTGGCCAAATAATCTAATTTCAACTCCGTCATATTCACCATTGTTGTATTTTGCAAGTGTTGCTCTTTTACCTGTTGAGTTGGTAATTGCTTTTAAAACATTTGTTCTAATTGGTGCTGGTAATTGTCTTCTTCTGAAAGAACCAACCATAACTGAATCACCCTCATATTTACCATTGAAGGAGTATTCGTTAACCATTTCTATTATACTACCTTTTGTTAATGTAAATGGATTCATAAATTATAGCATTTTAGAAACTGGTTTTGTTGACCAAGTTCTGCAAGCCCAATATCTAGCTTTCCATCTTGGGCCTGGATTATCACACTGATGTCTTGCTCTGAAATTTTTTCTTCTTTTGGGGTCATCACGTTTTATTTCCATGTTAGGGTCGCCAAATTCAACCTTAACCACATTACCCTTTGCATTTTTAACGTGTACCTTATATTTTTTACGATCACCACGCATGATTTTACCCAAACTAACTTTTCTACCTTTATATTCAGCTTCGCTTAGTTCTTCGGTCATTGAATAATATTCGTATAAAGCTTCGTTTACGATTTTTTCAAGAGCGATTTCATTTAAAACACCCTCGTAAAGACGCTCATCAACAAATTTAAGATCTTCAATAATACCGCAACCAGTTTGCATATTACTGATTTCATCAATCAATGATTCTATTGTTTTATTGGTAAAAACTGGTTTTTCACTTTTAATAGTCTCGTTAGCACTTTCACCATCAAAAATTTCTAAAATGTCTTTTTTAGTCATATTTTTAGTTATATTTATTAATAAATATCATTAAAATGTTCTTTGTTCAGATATTTATGTTTAAATTTGAGTAATGAAATATATACCAAAAGAACGATATGTAATGGTTAGACCAGGCTCCAATGCTTTGGTTTTGGTTGATATCGATAAATTCCTATCTAGATTAAAAAAAGATGATCCATATTTTTATATTGGCGCTGACACAAAAATTAAAACAAGTCAGGAAAGGATCAAAAAATCTATGGAATATATTACAAATTATGCTGAAAATCCTAAAATGTTTCACCCTAAAACAGGTGAACGTTGGAATTATGATATAATGTTTGAGCCCACCGAAGCTAGCATTTATGAAAA